CGCGCCACAACAACTATTAGAGCTAGATGAAGTAATGCTAAGGAACCTAATCAAGGTTCTACAGGAAGATGCGAAGGAGATAGCCAATGCCAGCAACCGTCAAAGGCGGCGTTGAACTTCGCAAGGCACTTCGCAGATTTGCTCCAGAATTAGGCAAAGAAACACAGAAGGAAATCGCAAGCGTTTTAAAGCCTGTTGTGAAAGAAGCTCGTGGATTTGTCACCGTCTCGCCTTTATCTAACTGGGCTAGAGAAGGTGGCAAGTTTCCTGTGTTTAACGCATCAATCGTCAAACGCGGTATTGGTTACAAGACAACACCATCGAAGCCAAATCGCAGAGGCTTTACAGCATTGGCACAGATTCGTAATCGTTCAGCTGCTGGTGCTATCTACGAAACAGCAGGTCGCAGAGCGCCAGGCACAAAGCCATCATCACGCCCTAACTTTGCACAGGCAATGGGCTCACTTACAGGATCAGGCAAAGAGCGTGGGCGTTTAATTTACAAGGCTTGGGAAAATGACAAGGGCAACGCTACAAAGGCTGTTCTAAAGGCTATTGACAATGCTGGTAAGACTTTTAATCGAATGGTAGGCACTCGCTGATGGCTAATGTAGTAATTGATATTGCAGCCGAATACACAGGCAATAAAGCATTTAAGCAGGCAGAAACTGCTACATCTAAACTAGAAAAGTCCGTTGCTAAATTAGGCAAGCAACTTGCTGGAGTATTTGCAGCTTCTAAGTTATACGCATTTGGCAAAGAGTCAGTCAAGGCATTCGCAGCAGATGAGAAGGCAGCACGATCATTAGCCTTAGCCCTAGCCAATACAGGTAATGCCTTTGCAGCCATTGAAGTAGAAAAGTTTATTGGTGATTTACAACGCGCTACGGGTGTTCTCGATGACGATTTGAGGCCAGCCTTTAGGGCACTTTTGACAGCGACAGGGGATGTCAAGAAGTCACAAGATGCGTTAGCCCTAGCCCTAGACATTTCAGCAGGTACTGGCAAAGATTTAGGCGCAGTATCAGCTGCATTAAGTCGTGGCTTCTTGGGTCAGACAACAGCTCTTAGCCGTTTAGGCGCAGGACTGGACAAAGCCACATTAAAGACTGGTGACATGGATGTCATCATTGGACAACTTACAGACAAGTTCAGAGGTCAAGCATTAGCTGCTGCAGAAGGTTATGCAGGCGCGATTGCGAAGCTCACAGTTGCATCTAATAACGCTAAAGAGATTATCGGTAAAGACCTTCTTGATGCGATGCAAATGGTGGCAGGCAAAGATGGCATTGGTGGAGCAACTACAGCAATGGAAGGTTTTGCGACTCAGATTGGTAATGCAATCTATGGCATTGGCGTTCTTACAAAGGCAATCAAGTCATTGCCAGGAGCAGGCTTTATTGGCGATGTTCTTAATGCTGGCACTCAGATTTCAGGATTAGGGCTTCTTTCAAGATTAGGTGCATCGAGCAAGGCTCGTTCAGCAGGAACACCTGCTCAATCACCTGGACAACGCAAAGCAATCGATAAAGCCAATGCTGATGCGCTAAGACTGCAAAAAACAAAGAACAGCCTTGCAACAATAGACAATGCAAATACTGCTAGAAAACTTACCCTTACAGCAGACCAAATAGCCCTTCAAGAGCTAGAAAAAAAGTTCGATGTAGATCGAGTTAATCTTTATGCTGCGTTAAATGAATCTACCGATGGCGAAATTAAGATGCGCCTGTTATCTAAAATTGCTATTTATGACCAAAATGAAGCAATGGCTGGAATGATTAAAAAAGCCGATGAAGCCAAAGATGCTTTTGCAGCACTCATTGAAGCACTCAGGGCATCAGTCAAGGCTACAATGGATAGAATTGCTGCTGAACTTGCACAGTTACAAAAATTGACTACAACTGGTGCTAATACCCCTATTGAGCAACAAAGGGCAGTTATTCGTGAGAAGTTAAATCTCGCAATGCCAGACATTTCAGCTTTACAAAACAACCTTAGACTTAATGCTGGTTCATTTAGCACAGCATCAAACGCATCACCAACCTACATTATCAACGCACAAGGCATAGGCGATCAGCAAATTGCATCAGTCGTTCAGGGAGCAATCCAAGACCTCAACAGATATGGGAACTCAACCACTTACGCTGGAGCAATCTAGTGGCAGTACCGGTCATCAATGCTGTAATTAACTTCTCTACTGGAGCTAGTTTCGGGCAGGCATTTATTATTGGCTCAGGTATCTTTGGCACTAATATCCTTGCCGACTCAACTGGCATAATCGTAGATGTATCTAACCAAGTTGATTCAATCCAAACCAGCAGAGGGCGCAACGCCCAAGCAGACCAATTCCAGACAGGTCAGTTAAGCCTTCGCATTGTTGATCAAAACGGTGACTTTAACCCACAGAATACTGCAAGCCCTTACTTTGGCTCATTAGTGCCAATGCGCAAGGTTCAGATAACTGCAACATGGCAATCTACAACTTATCCAATCTTCACGGGATTCATTACTGGATACTCAACAACAACACCTAAGTTCACGGGCGATATTGTTTACACGACCATTACAGCTGTCGATGCTTTTAGACTGGCACAGAATGCTCAGGTTTCAACAGTAGCCGACTCAGGCGCAGGTCAGCTATCCGGAACTCGCATCAATAAAATTCTTGACCAAATCGCATGGCCGCCTTCAATGCGAGACATCGATGCTGGACAGACAACCTTGCAGGCAGACCCAGGTACACCTAGAACCGCCTTAGAAGCCATGCAGACAGTTGAAATCAGCGAGTACGGCTCTTTGTATGTCGATGGCAACGGAGAGTTCGTATTCCAAGACAGAGCCTTTACAACCTCTAGCGTGTTTCAGACAGCCGTTGTGTTTAACGATGACGGAACAGGCATTCCCTATTTTAATGCTCTCTGGATTCTGAACGATGTTTTGATCTATAACTCTGCACAAATTACAAGGACTGGCGGTACAACCCAGACTGCTATCAATCAAGCTTCTATCGACAAGTATTTTATTCACTCCTATAACCAGCAGAATCTTTTGATGCAGACTGATGAGGTTGCCCTTGATTACGCTAGGGCTTATGTCGCTTCTAGGGCTGAGACTACAACTCGATGCGATGCCATTACCCTTGACCTTTATACCGACAATTACAATGCAGGGATTACAGCTGCTCTAGGGCTTGACTTCTTTGATCCAGTAAGCATAACCACAACACAGCCAGGCTCATCGGCTTTGTCTAAAACTTTGCAGGTCTTTGGGGTGTCTCACAGCATTACCCCTAATTCTTGGAAAACCCAATTCACCACCCTAGAACCAATAATCGATGGATTCATAATTGGATCGGCATTATACGGTATTCTAGGCACTAACGTTCTATCTTATTAGGAGAATATAATGGCAACAGGATTCCCAGCGGCAACAGGAGATGTTCTGTCGTCAGCTATGTTCAACGGTTTAGTTTCATTTACATTGAACGCTCAAACAGGTACAACTTATACATCTGTTTTGAATGACTCATATCAGGTTCTAGTGACCATGAGCAATGCTTCATCCAACGCTTTTAAGATTCCAACTAATGCTTCTGTGGCACACCCAATCGGAACAGTCATTACAGTTCTAAACATTGGCGTGGGAGTCTGCACAATATCGGCAGTCACTTCTGGAACTACAACAGTTCTTTCTGCTGGTGGTACTCCTGCTTCACCTACTTTGTCACAATACAAGTCTGCTGCTTGCATTAAAACTGGCACAGATACTTGGTACGTTGTTGGAGCTATCGGATAATGATCGGAAATATTGTTAGTTCAATTATCAATCAAAATCCAGCAACAGCATTCAATGTTAGATACTTAGTTGTAGCTGGCGGAGCCGGAGGAGGCGGTGGGCAAACTGTCAATCGCGGTTCAGGCGGCGGAGGCGCTGGTGGATATTTAACAAATACTTCTTTTGCTATTGCCACAAATACTTTTTATACAGTTACAGTTGGCGCTGGTGGTAGTGGCGGTACCAATAATGCAAATAATGCAACAGCTGGTATTGACTCAGTTTTTTCTAGTATTACTTCAACTGGTGGTGGTCGTGGCGCTGGTACTGGTAACGCTGGTGGTAACGGCGGTTCAGGCGGCGGTGGTGGTGATGCCTCAACTGGTGGTGCTGGTGGTACTGGAACAGTTGGTCAAGGTAATAATGGCGGCGCTGGCGCATCAAGTGGCGGTTCAGGCGGCGGAGGCGGCGGCGGAGGCGGTTCAAACAGCACTGGTTCCGTAGGTGTAACTCTTGGTAATGGTGGAGCTGGTGGAACTGGTACATCAAACGATATCAATGGCACTAGCATAACTTATGCAGCTGGCGCAGCAGGTGGTAACTACATAGGTGCAAGTGGTACAAACGGTACAACTAATCGTGGTAACGGCGGTTCAGGCGGCGGCGGAGGCGGCAGTGCTATAGGTGGTAACGGCGGTTCAGGTATCGTTATTATAAAATTTCCAGACACTCGTACAATAACCATTGGCTCAGGATTGACAGGATCAACAGCAGCTCCTTCTGGCGGATTCATAGTTACAACAATTACTGCTGGTACTGGATTGGTGAGTTTCACATAATGGCACACTACGCATTCTTAGATGAAAATAACATTGTTACAGAAGTTATTTCAGGCATAGATGAAACAGAACTCATCAATGGCTTAGATACTGAAACTTGGTATGGTGATTTTAGAGGGCAAGTCTGTAAGCGTACTTCTTACAATGGAAACATTCGTAAAAACTATGCAGGTATCGGTTACACATACGATGAATTAAGAGATGCTTTTATTGCACCAGAGCCATTAAATGCAACAGGATTTGATGAAGAAACTTGTCAATGGATTGTGCCAAGTGAAGCCCCTACTCTGTAAAGCTGGACAACAACTTCGTGAACAGCTTGACGACGCATTTCCACACCGCGAACGCAAGAGCGATGGTTGGATAGGCGATGCCGCACACTCCAATCGTAAGAGTGACCACAATCCCGATCCGTCTAACGGAATCGTCAGGGCTATTGATGTGGATAAGGACTTCGACTCACGCCCCAGCACAGGTGCTTATCTTGCCGACCAAATAC